GTACGGACACCCGCCTCATTAAAAAGGCTGGGCACCGTCTCAACAAGCTTCTCCTGCATCTGGGGGGAAAAGGCCACAGCGGCAACCAGACCTACCAAAAGAGCATCCATCTGCTCATCTGTAAGGTTTCCTGGGTTTGAACTTGCCGCCGGCTGGGGCGCCTGAGCCGCAGCGGGAGCAGCTCCCATGTTATCTATCATGGGGGGAGCAAACTGCTGCTGAAAACTCGGCTGCTGGGGCATAGCCTGCTGCTGCTGCATGGGATCGGGGCCAAGCTCCATGACTTCGTTGAGGGGGGTTGAAAGTTCCATCATTTGTTCTTTATCTACATTATTTTCTGCCAGATTTTTACGTTGGTCATTGTAATTTACCTGCGAGTCCATCTGGGTGCCTGGTGCTGGGGGAGGGGCGACGGGTTTGTCCTGTAAAGATACCATATCATCACTCTTATTACTAAAATCCATGGTGGTAATGTCTGTCATTCTACCAGAAGGTAAACAATTTTCAATCTTTATTCTTTCGCACTTCCGCCCCTGAGTCTCAAAACCAGGTGGATGGTGGACTCCTTCTGGATGTTGTAGTCAGCAAGGGTGCGACCATCCTCCAACTGCTTCCCAGCGAATATCAAACGCTGCTGGTCAGGGGGAATTCCCTCCTTATCCTGAATTTTTGATTTTATATTATCTATAGTATCACTTGATTCAACCTCCAGTGTTATGGTCTTACCAGTAAGAGTTTTTACGAAGATCTGCATTGTGTTAAAGATTATAGTACAATCTTTAACATAATGAATATTAAATTTGATCTTATAGATGATGTAGCATTCACATGGGTGAATGGCGTCAGGGGTTATCTTCGCGAAATTGATACACGTATCCTGATTGATTGTGCTAAGAAAATGCCCCATGGCGGGGTATATGTTGAGACTGGTAGCTGGTTGGGGTGTAGTGCTACCCTGGTTGGCTTACACGCGCCCCAGGACTGTAAGGTTTACTGTCACGATCTATGGGACTCGACAATTCACCCAACTAAGATCAACCCAGATGGGGAAAATATGGGACAGCAGTTTCAGAGGAATATGAGGGAACAGGGGTTGGAGGGGACCATTATCCCCATAACGGGTGATAGTTCCACCACGTTGTTGGCCACCCACCCCGACCACTCCATAGACTGGGCGTTTATTGATGGAGACCACAGCTATGAAGGTATAACCAAAGACCTGGAGGCAATTTATCATAAAATGAAACCCAATTCATCTATTTTGTGTCACGATTGTGAAGGGGGCACTGATGCTCTGCGGGGGCTGGTGGATTTCTGTGACAACCATGGTATCACCGATAACGATATCGGGTCCATAAATGGAACCGGTATGAAAATGATTAGACTCAATGCCCCCGTTTCTTCACATTAATCATGGGTGATTTGGCACTCTTCTGTACGGAATTGGGGTCCTGTAGGTTCTTTTTACCCGAGTAATTCTTGGGTTTATAGTTTTTTGCTTGTAGTGCCCACATTGCAGATGAGCCTACTTTGAAATTCTTTCTCATTCGTGCTTTATACCAGAATACACAATCTTCAATTTTATTTGATTTACTGGTATTGTCCAGAACCAGACATTCATAATTTTCTGTACATTTATTCATAACCTGGGAAAACATATCGAAGGTTGGGAAAATTCCAAAGAAATTTTTCCATAATTTTTCTCTATTTTGAATTACATTTTCTCTTAGAATAAAAACATAATCTACATTTGCTCTAAGATCGGGTGATAAATCCATACAATACTGCATTGTGAGCATGAAGAATATCTTCCAATGTCTACCATTCATGAAACATTGTCTTATACACACATCTTTCATGAATTTCCTGTCGTACATACAATCATCCAGGAGGAGGAAGGCTCCTGTGTTTTTCCCCCCCTTACTGATGACTGCCTTCTGCCTGTCCAGAACCCTTTCTATGGTTTCCCGGTCGTAGTCTGAATAAATAAAAAGATCGGGAATGAATTGCTGGTAATAATGGTTACCTTCTTCAGTGGCAGACATACACACCCCGATGGGTATGTGTTTTTTGTGCCACAATAAATCTGTCACAAGAACCGATTTTCCTGTTCCTCTTTTACCTATAAAAACGCAAACCTTATCGTCCATCATCTTTGCTGGGTCAAATTTCTTCAGTTGGATATTCATCCTTCTTCTTACTATCATATTTCAAAAAAATTGAGGGTAAAAAGACGCAAAAAATTATGTGAATGGATAATAGAATGTCCAGTGGAGGAAGGGTACAATTGTCCGCTATAGGCGCCCAAGATATTTATTTAACATCCAACCCCCAGATGTCATATTTCATTAAAAATTACAAACGCCACACAATGTTTGCCATGGAAACAGCAGAGGCACCATTCCAACAGGAGTGTAAATTTGGCAACAAAGCCAGGTGCTCCATCCCGAGAATGGGAGACCTGGTTAGAGAAATGTATTTAAAGGTGGAACTCCCTGAACTTAACCAGGGAATATTAACAACATGGGATGTGGTAACTCAGCAATTTATAGCCATAAACACATTCCCAACATACTGTGACTCCATAGGTCACGCCATAATCAAACAGGCTACCCTGAAAATCGGAGGCCAGACCGTCGAAGTCATAAACGGAGACTACATGGAAATATACAGCGATATGTTCATACCCAAATCACAGAGCTTCGCCATAGAGCAACTGATCGGAAGAACATACAGTCGCACAGGACTCGGACCCGCGTCCAATGTGGCATACAGGACCGAACAGGGGTTTGATGCCGTGGGTGCTTTTCCCCGTACATTCATTGTACCACTGCGATTTTACCAAACCCAGGACCCCAATCTCGCAATACCCCTTACATCCTTAACAAAACAGGAAGTTGAAGTGGAAATCTTATTTGAAGACGTAAATAAGCTAATTGTAAATACACAAACCCTGGGGGATGACGAAAACCTAAAACCCTATATAAATACAACACTGGCAATAGGGGCTAAGCCTGTGACCATAACAAATGCTACCCTGTTGGTGGATTATATCTTCCTATCCAATGATGAAGCTGATTATTTCAAGGAAAGTGAACAGAGTTATCTTATTACCCAGGTACAGGGTCTCGAAACCCAGGCATATAAAACCCAAAATTATGAAACCATACCAAGGCAGGTTAAAACAACATTTGTCAATCCTGTAAAAGAATTTTTCATAATAATACAATCAGATAAACTAAGACCACGCAACCCAGACACCGCTGATACCACCGTTACGGACTATTTCGGATTTAAATCAACAACAGTGAGTTCACCAGATAATTTGAATAAACTGGAACTCCTATTTAATGGGCAGCCCAGGATACTTAAGGAAATTGCCGACAGCTTTTATTTACGCATTGCCCAACCCCTCCAGGCCCATACCAAAATCCCCCAACGATATATCTATAATTATTCATATTCCCTGGATCCAGAAAATTACCAACCAACTGGGCAAGTAAACTATAGTCGCATTAAGGATGTACAGTATAACTTATATTTGAATCCAGCAACTGATTCAGACAGGAATATAAGAATTTACGCAAAAAGCTATAATGTTATGCAAATAGCCAGTGGGTTATGTGGACTTTTGTTCAACAGTTAGGTCTATAAAGACCTGGGTCATATTATAAGTATATGGAAGATTTAGTCATTAAGCAGTCTATTGATATTTTCAGACCTGTCATGGAGTCAGCAGTCGTTATTTCCGCACGCTATGCCACAGCCGCAGGTAGGGAGGTTGTGACAGGAGATGACATGAGGTATGCAATGAGGTATAGTGCTCGCTACTTGTGTGGTAAGCACATTGGTTCACTTTTCCCAGAAATATATGAAGAAGACACAGACGAGGATGAGGATGAGGATGAGGATGAGGATGAGGACCCCGAAGACGACGACGAGGACGAGGGCGAGAATCCCTTTGTCAGATATACAGGAGATGACCAACTCATGAACGAAATCAATACTTGTTTTGATACATGGGGTGATTGGGTGCCCGAATGTAAGGCACAGGAGATGATTAAAAATGCCATAGATCAGAAGGAAGGAGACGATGGATGTTAAAAATCTGAAACAGATTAAATTGTCATCGGACACATTGACTCCACATGGATTCAATATTCCCCAGGATAATCTTTCTTTTCTACCCTCAGATTCTGATGAATCCCCAGACTGTGATATGATATCAGATGACGAAAGAGATGAAGACGACATAAATTACTGTGTATCAGAAAGTAACAATACTACTGACACAGAAAGCATTGATGAATTTCCCATTAAGAAATTTACCTATCAGAAAGCACAGCCCCTATCAAAAAAATTTCCCGATGAATTATCCCCCGAAACCGATTTCGTAGACGAATAAATTTTATATATTTATAGTATAAACTCCATGGATACCCTCACTGCTCAGGCCGCTACCGTCGCAACATCCGTTCGTGCCCAGTCCCTTACCGCAATTGTTGGTGGATTTTCTTTCGCCTCGGCCATCGCGTGGATGGATGCCGTACGCTGGCTGATATCACAGGTTGTTAAGGTTCAGCGCAACGGCGGTGCTTATTACCTGCTCACCGCACTGTTTACCACCCTCCTGGCAGTACTCTCCTTCACGGTCATTAACAGATTCGCTAAGGTTGATAAGCCCGCGGCCGCTATTTACGCGGTCCGGTAGATCGGAACGTTCGTAAAATCAAAACTATTATTACTATTATGACAGTTGATCCACCATAAATCATTACGTCTTTATTACCCAACCATCCATATTGGTCATTAAACCTACCAATATCGAGAGGAGGCGGCAAGTCTTGCAGTTTAGGTACCGCATGGTCATCCTTGGTTAAGGAAAATTTATCCAAATTGCATGTAATTTCAAACTTTAAAATATGATTTCTTAATTTGAAATCGTAAGGGTGAACTTCCTGGAAATTGTTACAAAAAAATTTAATGTGTAGGGTCTGGATGTAACTTTCTGTTCCCCGATAGAAGTTGTGTCTCACGGGGTCGTCGTGTCCATTCATGTCTATGAGCCTTCTCGCAGTGTAGGCCACCGTTATGA